TAGATCATCTGCAATATCATATACATTTGTATTTAAGCCATCATTTGATTTTCTTAATCCTCGGCCTATACTTTGTAGTACACGAATCTGGCTTTTAGATGGTGATGCAAATACTATATTATGTAATCTTTTTATATTAATACCAGTGCTAAAAGTACCAATAGATGCAACGATTATAGCATCATCTTCTTTCTCTGTAATAGCTCTTATTTGTTCTCTAGTATCGACATCCGTCTCGCCGGAAACGTAAAATAACTTCCTTTTACCCTTAGTTATACTCATCTTTTCATCAAGAAGGGCATACAGGGGCTTACCGTGCTTCTCAACGTACTGAAATAAGATTAATGTATTACCTTCTCTGCATGTTTCTAAAGTTAATTGTGATATAAAGTTATTTCTATCTGGATATTTAACTATAAAATCCAATTCATCTTGATACTTTTGTCCACTCATCATCTTACATATTTCATCATTATATTTAAGTAGACATATTTTTATTTTTAATTGTGATAGATCATTACTATCCATCAAAGCTTTTGTGGTTGTGACTTTAAATACTGGACCGAATAAACCTTCTAATACTAACTGATGAGTTTGAGTACCATCTAATGTACCAGTTGTTCCAATTCTATATTGAGCTTGTGTACATTTTTCCATGAGAGTCGTAAGAGATTTTGCTTTAAAATTATGTGCTTCGTCTCCTATCACCATACCAAATTCTTGAAACCATTGTTGAGGTAATTTATAAACTGATTGCCATGTACTGATTATTACCCTTTGGTTTATATCAAACTTTTCGCGACCTGAGTATATTTTATGGCAATGATCTTCTACATTCCAGCCATCTGTACTAGAATAGTCTGCAAAGTCTGAATACATTTGTTCGACAAGAGATGTCGTAGGTACAATAATTAATATTCTTTTATTATAAAATTCTAGGTAATATCTTATTGCAAGATATATAATTAAACTTTTACCAGATGCTGTCGGTGATAGTAATAACGATTTAGTTTCTGTAAGGGCTTTCTTTAATGCATTAATCTGATAATCTCTAGGTATGATCTTACTACCACCTGCTGTTAAATCAACATCTTCTAAAAATGTATCTATATCGTGATCTAATATTTCATCTATAAGACCATCAGTCTCTACATTATAATCTCTTATCTCACAAAATTCTTTTAGATATTTAAATAAACCTGTATATAGCGTTTTCTTTCTTTGATCGAATAATCGTATTTTGCCATCCCACATTCTATTACGATATGCTGGCATAAACTTATATCCAGGTACAAAGAAACAAAAGTGTTCTGATAATTCTCGCTCGACACTAGGCTCGCATTCAATATGCATGAAAGCCTCATTGAGCTTTTTAATGACTAATGTGTCCATTAGATTCCGCTAGTAAACTTTCTCCACTCTATCATATTCTTAATATTCTGATGTCTCCACTTAACGTTCTCTAATATCTCTTTAAGAACACTACATATCTCTTCAGTATAATCTATAGCTGCTTTTGCTTTTTGTATAATAGGGTCTGAATCATAATAATAATCCATATCACCTTTAAGAACTGTAAGACCTCCAAGAGGATTATAATCCCACCCTTTTTCATCTATTTCTTCTTGCGACATCTTGCCGTTATAATGCAACCATTTGTCTTTAAGCAGCACCTTAAATTCAGCTTCTTGCTTTTTAAGTTTTAATTTATTAACAGATAATAATTCTAGGTATTTACCATGAAGTTTTGCTGATTGTCTTGACGATTCATCAAGCGCCATTTCATCTATTATGGAATCTTCTTTCCACATATCAAGTATTGTTTGTAAATTATTCATAGTATATATTATAACACAGTTTACACAAAAAGTAAACTATTATTTAAATTCAAATGATGTATAAGCAAAGGTTATATCAGACGATGCATAAGCGAAGTCGCCTTGAGCATCAAATGTTATACCACCTAATGAGGTTGGAAACAATCCTTTAAAGTGAACTTCCTTAGCAACGTTGTTATGTGAGTTTAAAATTAATAATGTACCTTGTTCTTGGAAACCTTCAGCATTACCAGATTGTATTATATTATGCATCCAATTAAATGTCTCTATATAATTTTCTAAATCTTCTAATAGATTCACTCTAAGTGTAAGATCGCCAAACGTTAATGTTTCACCTGTATATTTTACAGTTGTTCCTCTAAAAGGTTGTTCATTGACATTTAAACTAACATCGGGTAAATTTGCACTTGTAGCAAAATACTCTAGGTTAGGGTAAGTATCACTATTGATTTTAAATTGAAACCCTACTGGGCTTAAGAAATTTTTGTTTGTAGTTAATGTAGCCATATATCTATTTATACAAAAAAATAAGGGGAACCGAAGCTCCCCTTAAAAAATCTATGAGCTAGATTATGATACCATCATATCGTCAACTCTAAAGATTCTGTAGTATTGGTTAGCTCTGTTTGTACCAGTGCCGTTAACCGCTACGAATGGGTTTGCTACCATACCATATCTAGTTTTGAAACCGATTCTTGGTTGGAAATCATTCTCACCTACCGCTTTAACCATTGTTAAAGGAACGTAAGGACAATAGAACATACCTGCATCGTAAGGATTTGGACCTCTATAACCTACACATACAAAGTCTCCTGTTGCGTATGGGTCTATGTATACTTTAACTCTACCGTTAAGAACACCTGCAAAAGTATTACCTGTGTCATCGACATTTAAGTCAGCTGATAAAGCTGGAGTATAGTCTAATAAGCCAGCAGCTGCAAGAGCAGAAGCTACATCAGATGAACATAGGATAAAGTTTCCTTTACCACGTCTTGTTTCTTTTGATATAACATTTGCTTCTCTTTCGATCTGCATGATAAGACCTTTAAACTTCTCAACCATCCATCTGCCGTCTGCGTCTGTTTGAAGATCAAACACACCTTTTAGGTTTAGGTTAGATTGTAAAGCACCGATTTTTGCTTTTGTTAAAATTGTTCTAACAACTTCTCTGTTGATCTCAGCTAAGATTTCAGCAGAAAGAATGTTAGCCAATTCACCTTCAGCATCTAATCCGTGGATTGCTTTAAGGTCTTGTGCTAATTCCATTGTGTACTCAGCTTTTAAAGCTCTTGACTTAGCTGTGACAGTTGATTTCTCGATTGAGAAAGCCATCTCAGCAAAAGCTGGTGAACCTGAAGTACCCAATGCTTCAGCATTGGCTGTTGATAGACCTGTACCGAATGTTGAAACAGTATCTGCTTCATCGGCAATAGATCCAGAAGCTGGTGACTCAGAATCAGTTACACCTACTAAACCAGTTGGTTCAGCTTGGTGAGTACCTGTTCCTGCGAAATCAGTATCAGCTTCGTTATATAGAGCCTCAGCACCTGCTTGAGTTCCATATCTTGACTTCATTGCAAAGATAAGTCCTGTTGGACCACTCATTGGCTGTACGCCAGCGATATCATAAGCAATTAAGTTTGGCATTGCTCTTCTTACGAGAGAAATTAAAACTGGATCGAAATTATCGATATTTGAACCAGTTTGGTTTGACGCTGCTGCTTCAGAAATAAAATTTCCTTGCACACTACGTCTTTCTTCTTGTAGAGCAACTTCTTGGTTTTCTAATAGTCTAGCTGTAACAGCTTTTCTATAACGATCCTTAATCTCTGGTGCACTGTCGTGCTCTAGGACTGGACCCCATTTTTCCATTAAATTTGCGTCTGCATTAAACATTTTAGTTTTCCCCTATATGTTTATATTATTTATTAAATTTAGTTATAGCTTGTGTATAACGTGACATTGAATCGGAAACATCTACATCAACTGCACCGTCTCCTAATAGACTGTCTGCTTCATCTGCTGGTGTCTCAACTCCATTTTTGAAGTATGATTCTTTAACAGTTTTAACTTTGACTTCAAAATTTTCTCTGTTATCGTAATCAATATCTTCAACCAATGATGCTAATTTCTCAGCGTCTGTGTCTACAAGCCCTACAGAATGTTCTCTTACTACTTCAGCCTTTTCAAAGTCTTGAACTTTTTGATGTAGGTCAATATTATCCTGTGTTGATTTGTTTAAAGAATCCTCTAGTTCAGTGACTTGTTCGTTGAGATCATCAACTAAATCTACTTTACCTTCTGGAACTTCTATATAGTGCTCTTTGAACACTGCTTGAAGTGAAGTCATAAATTCTTCAGCAATCTCAGTTCTTAAACCTTGACTTACTTGTAATTCATGCTCTGACATCCACTGTTCAACAACATAGTTTAAGTAGCCGTCTACTTTTTCTACGATGTCTTTAGTCATATCAGATACTTCTTCTTCAATGTTGTTAGCATATTCGCTTTCTAGTCTTTCCACTTCCTGAGTTAGCTTAGATGTTAATACTGCTTCGAAGATTGCTCCCGCTTTTCCTCTAAATTCTTCGGATAGCGTTGCTTCTTCTTTGATCAGTGCATCTAAATCTTCATCAAAATCAACTGATTCTACTTTAGCCTTTACGACTTCGCCATGCTTAGCATCCATACCCTTTGTACCAGGTACTTTAGCTTGCTTAGCTTTCTTTAAAGCATCTTCTACTGATTTTACTGAATCTTCCTCGGATGTTTCGTCCACTTTTACCATTTTAGCAAATAGCTTACGTGCGTCTTCTTTCCTAGCTTGTTTTAGCATTTCAACAGCTGCTGCAATTGTTGCCGCTTTAGTTTTTGGAATTTCGATTACAGGTGCTTCTTCTTTTACAGATTCATGCTCCTCTTCCTCTTCTTCTTCCTCGTCTTCGTGCGACATCTCTTTCTTTGCAGCTTTAGCTTCATCAAGAGATTCGTCAGCTTCCTCGTTCAAATTTTCATTATCTACGATTTCTTCTGTACTCTCCTCTTGGATTTCTGCTTCTGCTTCTATGCCTTCTGCTAGTTCTGAATTTCTAACATCTTCTGACATTTTTATTCTCCTATCTTTGAGAGTTTATTTTAGAGAGGAAATTTTTGAAAGCTCTAATCTCTGCCTCAGGCAAAAATTTTCTTGTAGTGCTTTTTATTTCAGTCTCAATTAATTCAATATCTTGTTGCTTAATAATACCATTGTCCCAAACCCACTCAACACCTTCCATTATTCCATTAACAAAAGCTGAAGGTGCACTTGGGTCTTGAACTATATCAACAGTAGCTAACATAAAATCGTTACCTACATGTTGGGTACCATTCTTTTGAACAAGACTTCCCATACCACGACTTGATACACCAAGCTTAACTCCACCTTCAAGTAGACCTTCGACGATCTTACCCATAGGGGTTTTAAGTATTGATGCTTTTCCTACAACATCATTCCCTCTAAAATCGAGTGAATTGATTTTGTGCGAAACTTTATCTAGGTTAACAGTTGGACCCTCCGGATGGTTTAGTTCCCCAACTGCTCTCCCAGTTTTAACTTGTTCGGTCACATATTTATCGACAGCTTTTTCTAAAACTTTCTTTTCGTATATACGACCATTTTTGTTCTTTTGGTTAGCTTGCATAAAGACGCCTTCGATAAAATAGTTTTTCTCACCATTTTTCTTAGCCTCACATATGATTTCTAACTCTTGATCTATGTGTTCTGTAATTAGTTTCATTTTTCTTCGGTTTTTTGTTTTGCCATAGACCCTGCTAATTCTACTTTCTTAGCATCTAAGGCATCATTTAGTTTTGAAGCCATTACTGTTTTAAAACTCTTTTCGGCTTCTACGTTATTACCATCTTTCAGATTATTCACTAAATTCTCTATACTCATAATTCTTTCCTTTACCTATTATTTATAAAATTTTATAATTCAACTTAGCCGAATCTTGGGTCATCTGGATCAGGCTCGTATGTATCACCAGCCTTTTTCTCTGCATCGATTTCTTTTTGTATTGCTTCGATTTCATCTTCGTTAAATCTCAATACATGTTTTCTTACCCATGCATTTGATACATATGTACCAATATATTCGTCTAATGTGCTCATCATTTCAAATCTTTCACGTATCATTTCTGATTCTTTCAACTCTGAAAAGTAATTATCTTCGATATAATCAAAGGTAATCTTTTCTTTCATGCTTTTCCAATCTTCAGCACCAATCACACCTTTCAGTAATAGCTGAGTTTTCAGTAATTGCATAAAAATATCTGAAAATCTTTTTCTTAACCTATCAATGAATTTCTTAAATTTAACTTCATCACGGGTTATTTCACTAGTTCTTCCTAAACTAAATTGAGCTTCTTGTTCTAATCTATTGATCGGAACATTTAATGCTCGATATAGTTTTTTCTGGAAATATAAAATATCATCTATTTGCCCTAAGTTTTCACCACCACTTAGTGTTGAAATCTCAGTACCTCTTCCACCTTCTCTACGTGGTAAGAAAAAATCTTCCAACATAGACATGTGTTTCTTATCATCTTTTACTTCACCAGACTTAGCATCATATACTAACTTATTTCTATACTGATTCATAATACCTTTTAGATATTCTTCAGCTTTACCTTTAGGTAAATTACCTACATCAATATAAAATATTCTTCTTTCTGGTGCTCTACTTATTCTGTAAATAACAAGAGAGTCTTCCATCATTCTCAGCTGATTCACTGGTTTGACAGCTTTCTGCAAGTATGATAATATTCTTTTTCTTTGTGGATCCATCACACCAGATGTACAATATGCTATTGAATCTGGGTATATCTTCACACCTTGATTGTATTTACCCATTTGGTTATCTTGATATAAAAAGAATTCGTCTATCTTTTTAACTATCTTTGCACCAGTCTTAGGGTCTGTATCTTCTTCGACTTCTTTAACCTTTCTCAATTTAGTCGGGTCAATATATCGTAATTCTTTGATACCACCAGCGGGTTTATCTTGATCTATAATAATATGATATGGTAATCTTCCATCTACATACCACTTTCTGAATATATCATGTGCGTATTGATTGAAGTTTAAAAGTCTGATTACATGCTCAAACTCATATCTTATAGATTCTTTAATTTTATCTGGTTGTTCTAATTCATCTAAAACAATTGAGATAGGTGCTGACTCTGCATCACCTACAATTGATTCATTTACGATATCTTCAACTGCAGCATCACATTCTGGCTGAGTTGCGATATCACGATACTTATATATTAGATCAATTTCAGTCTTAGCTTTATCGCCATCGACATCTAAATAAGCACCAAAATGTCCACCAGTAGTAATAATACCAGCGCCATCTTCTTCTGTTTTTGGAACGAATGAAGGTCTTAAAGGTTTTTTGTTTGATTTTCTGCGGATTTCAAATCCGAAAAGCGAAACACCTTTATCGTCAACGTTTCCTTTTTGTTCTTCTAAATAATTGTTTTCGTCTGCCATATTAAAATCTCATATTATTGGGGCGGTTACCCACCCCTCTAATATATTTATATACCATTAAGAAGTTGTATTTGACTCCCAATAATCGTAGCCAAATGTACATGTAAATTCTTCAATGGAAGCTGCATCGTAAGCAACATCTATTGCTGCGACAGAGTTTGGTACTACACCTCTAAAGTCATATTTTTTTATGACTGAGCCATCTTTATCTAACTGCTCAACTACACCATCAGCTTTATAATCTGATGGGTTTGTTAAACCAGTGTTGACAGAATGACCGGCTATACCATCCATCCATCTTTCCATTGCGTCACGTACTTCGAATCCTGTATCGTTAATAATTGTAACGGTCCAATCTTCGAATGTTCTATCTCCAGCTAATGCTAATTGTCGACCTCTAAAAGGTACTTCAATTTTAGCAACAGTGGATCCAGGAAGCTGTGAAGCTTTACACATGAATGAAGATAATTCTACATCTCCCTCTGCATAAGCTGGAAAGTTTAAAGTGACTTTAAAAAGATTACCTCTTGCGCCACCGCCTACGAGTTTAGCTTTAAAATCGTCTACGCCTAAAATTGCCATTAGTTATCTCCCTAAATTATACTGATCCAGCGATTTCGCTGAATTCTACATTACTTCTCGTTGCAATAAATGATAGTGTTATGAAGTTAATACTTCTTGCAGGCTTGATAAAAATATCTGCTACAAATTGGTTGCTATCTATTATTTGAGAAGTGTTATTACTTTCATCACATACTACATTAAAGTCTGTGAGTCCTCTTCTTCCTTTTACGTCTCGCAAGAAAGGCTCAACTAAATTTCTAAATTGAGCTCTTGTGAATTCGTCATTGAATTCAAATAGTTGTGCTTTCGCAGCTGTACTAATTGATTTTTCTAGTGCTATAAACAATCTCCTTACATTAATGCGATCGAATGCTGAAGGTCTTTTTAAGAGAGTTTTATCACCAAATAGTAATATGCCTTGACCCGGCATTGCTACTATAGGGTTAACTCTTGCCTTATAAAGTGAATCTCTTCCAGCTGAATCTGGGTTGTGTGCAAGTTTTGCTACGCCTAAGAGTGATCCTCTATTCAATCCTGCTGGACTGAACCAAGAATCTGCAACATTATCTGTGTTAGCACATAGTCCTGCCATGTGACCTGATGCTCCGATATATCTAAATGTATCGTTGTACTTATCGTACACATAAAGAGCACCTGAATCACAGAAGCCATAAGAACTATCTGTTAATCCATTTGCAAATGCTATAACGTTATCTACTGGTGTAGATGCGTTTTGTGTGTCAGCTACTGGAGGTGATACAAAAGCCATACAATCTTTTCTTGCTGTTGCAATTGCGATTATATCATTAGCTACTACATTGGATCCATCAAAATCTGGAGCCGCAAATAATAGACTAACTTCTTCGACATTACTGTCGTTAAAGAAATCATAACCTGTTGCTAAAGCTGATCGTACTGCATTTTGATCTACAGAACCTTCTACTTTTAAGTTTCCATCGACACCATCAGCAAATTCGTAAACTAGAACTGATGCGTGTGAATCGACTGTGCTTCCACTTCCTACTGCAGATAATGAATTTCCAGCGTTTGTAAAATTACTATCGTGGTTTGCCCATCTAATCCAACTTGAACCGTTGTTAATTACGTCTTTATAAAATAAAGATGTACCTGATGGGTCTTTGACATCTGATAATTGTGATACATGAGAGTATCTTTCAAGTACTGTATTTTGTGTACCTGAAATTAATCCATCTTTGTCTAAGACAACTACGTGTATTTCATCTCCTGTGACTCCGGCTGCTGCAGCTCCAACGCTTGTGCCTGGTGCAGAGTCAAATTGACCCTTATAAGCCCAACCATTGTATACTGAATCACTGCCAGATACTGGACATACTTCTACTCTTAAGCCATTCCCTAGTACTCCAGGGAATCTTGCTACCCATTCGATAG